TTTAAGATAGGCTTCTTGATAAATAGAGGCCTGACGTAAGACCCAAGGAGGTAATCGACACCACAACTTTCGCGAAAATAACCCTCGCGGAAGCTTTTCGCTGTGTTCGGCTCAGAGCCAATCAGCCTGAGTGCATGCACGACTTCTTCGTACACACACGATGGTACTATGATGTCGTCACCGTACACCCTCCACTCACCTTTGGGTATCTCCCGCTCCTGTAAAATCGAGCGGACCAGACACCCGTAAAGCGCGGTCATGAGTGAAAAGGTAATGGAGTTGCCCATCGCGCTGAATTTCTCCAGCTTAATCGTCTTCTTTCCCTTGAGGTTAATTTCCACCTCTCGGTTTGTAAGACTCGATAAGCGCCTCATCCACAAACGGGGTAACGTCCATGCAAACAACCCATAGCTGTTGCGATTACTCGCATCAGTTAGATCAATAGTGCATGGGCGCCTTGCCTGTTTCTCCTCAACAGTCTTTCCAAAACCGCGGAGGTTACTTAAAGCAAGAGAGCCATGGTAAGCTAAGGCCTGATTCGGCCTTTGATCTTGTAGATCAAGCTCCCATTTCTCGCGCAAGCGTTGACGAATAAATCCATCGTAGCATTGCTGCAACCACGTCGTGAGGCTCCCTCCGACTTCAACAGTGCGTCCTGTGAAGCAATTCTTGGGAACAATGGCAAGTTTTGCATGGCTGAAGAAGTCGGTGCGGTCGAGTAATACACCAGCATCGTACCGGTGTTGAATTTGACCGTAGGGTGAATCCGGAATCCCTGAACTGATGCTTACACACTTTCCAAGCTTTGTCTGCTGGAAAAGCGCCACAACATCTGACTCTAAACCCCGTAGGGCAGTCGGGTCAATCGTCTTTAGGATCGGATCCAAGCCATGCTGAACCTTGCGGTTAAGCGTAGCCCCTGGACCGAACTTTCCGAAGTGCAGTACATCCTCCAAACTAGGAGGCTCCGGGCCGAGAAGATCCTTCATTTCTCGGCGGATTCCGAATAAGTACTGCTTGAGCTCGTC